CTGATATCGCCGCCTAAGCTATGCGAAATAACAACACGGTTTTGACTGTCAACACTTGCAGTTACATTAGTAAAGCCTGCTGAGTTAATTGCATTTGCAACTACGTCTGCATCGCTAACTGCACCGGTTGCAGTAAAATTAACAGTTGTTGCAGCGCCAAGAGCTGCTTGACCCGAAATTGATTCTTGAACAATAAACGAATAGGTGCCGCTTGGAATGGTGCTTGATATTACTTTTGTACTAGTAATAGTAGTTGCACCTGTTGCATTTTTACGGAAGATTTTGAATGTGCCAAGTGGATCAGAGTCTTCAGCAGTGTTTGACTGAATGTACAATGCACCTTCAGCAATGTTTGTGCCGCCAGTGGTGCTGTCCAGTCCAAATAGTGCAGCATGGTTAGTTGCGTAAATTGGAGCAGATACAGTTGTCCATGCCTGGGTATCCGAGCTATATTTTTTAACTAGCCAGTTAGCACCTAGGTTAGGTGTTGTAGTTTTAAGCCAAATGCTTCCAGTAGGGCGTGGGTTAACATCTGATGTTTTGTATTCAGGAACATTAGTATGTGAGCTAATTTGTAAACTTGGTGCATAGTATGTTGCTTGCAAAATACCAAGATTATTGAATAGTACATCATCGCCATAAACTTCAACAATATCGCCGCTGCTGCCGCTGTAGTAAATTGCTAGTTTATTGTTAACGGCCTGTGCAGTAATGCCTGCGGTAACAAGTGCAGTAGATCCGTTGATGTCATCAGCTAGACTTGCAATTGTAACGCCTGTTGAAATTACTTCGTACTGTGTTCCGGCACTGTCTGCTGTTAAACTAAACACAATCGATGCGCCCACTGATATACTGCCTGTGCTTGTACCAGTTACAATTGCATGGCTTGACTTCCAGTTTTCGCTACCTGCTTCAACCCAAGATCCTTTAGTTGCTGCATGATCGGTGCCGTATCCGCTCGACTTATACCATAAACGGTTTATATTTGTTACAGCAACAATAACATAATCATTGAGCGATCCTACACTGCCCTTTGGAGTATAATCGCCGCCGCTAAAATTAACTACCTTTGTAATATCTGTAATTACAGATGGAACTTTATTTGAAAAGCTCTGCCCTGAAGTTGTAGTTGCTACTGCACCATTCCATTCAAATATGCCATAAAAAGAGTCATTAGTATCAAACCAATACGACCCGTTAATTGGCGCACCGACAGTAGGTGTTGCGCTAGCAGTAATTGCAGCTAAGTCAACGTCTGCACGGACTATGTATGCTCTATTAGCTACGCCCAAATATGAATACGCTGCCTGTAGGCCATATTCGTTTTGTTCGCTGCCGTGTATCGGATTGTTGCTTGCATCAGTATAAAACAACGGATCGCCGAATGTCTCGGCAAGTTCGCGCTGTGAACTAACAAGGTAAACTCTACCTGCATTTGCTGCTAATGTACCAGGCGCAATTCCTGTGCGGCCTGGGTTTGCTTTGTTTTCTTGTGTTGCCACAAATATTATTGGGGTAGTACCTGGTTCAGCTGGAGTATAAAAACTCTCATCGATTACGCTAACCTGTACTCCCGGTGATACTAAAGCCATATTATTTTTTCCCCTTGTGGATAAGTTGTTACTATTATTTAGCACAACCAGAGAAAAAAAGGCGGATTTTAGTGGTTAAGTACGCACTTAACCTTACTAGTCGCTCCAGCTAGAAAAACCTCCTGCTTGTAATTCGTATGCAAGAGTGTCAATTTCAATTTCTTCAAGACGGTCCATTAACTGGGATGTGTTGTGTATAAGATCTTCTATGGTGCCGTTGTTGTCAATAACATAATCGGCCATCCACGGTTCTAAACTCATTGAGTCTTTTTCTTCGAGTGGTAAGTAATCGCTGCGATCTACCCAAATAGCATAATCAAACACTCCAGAATTCTTCATAGCATGGAATTCTTTTTTGTTTCTCAGTCCGCAATAGATGTCATGTTCTGCAAAAATTTCTCTGCCTAGAGTTGCTGCATCAGGTACATTATAAGCGCAGATAGCATCATACCATTCTGCTCTGTGATTATGCCTGTCATTGTAGCACTCTTGTTCATCAGCGTATCCATACTTGTCCTTTAACATGTCGTAGACAAAAAGTCTATTGCAAAATTGGCTGCTACTTTCAAAGCTATATTCGTATTTGTCACGAAGTATTTCGCACACTGTGTCTTTGCCGTGGCGTCCGTGTCCTATGACCAGTAATTTAAGTTTCATGTAGCTGTTGCTCTCCTAATACTATTACAGTATAGTAGAAATTAATATATTTGTCAAGACATTTTTTCTCTTTAACAGAAAATTAAATCGCCGACATTAACCAATTAAAAAACTATACCCAGTTCCGCCAGCCATTGCTAGTTGCACTTCGGCTTCTAATTTTTCCATTTCACTTTGTGCTTCAGATTTTAAACTTGAACCGTTGAGTGTTGTGCCGCCTTGTGGTCCTGCAATAGTAGCAAACTTTTCTCTTGCTTCGCCTAACATATATTTACAAGCTGCGAGCGTATAATCTTTAAGCCATTGCCTGGCAAGGTAGTCCATTAGAAGCTGACTGTCTGGACGGAAATTGTAGCACCAAATAAGAACTTCTTCTTCGCCGCGTGGGCGTTGTAAAATTGTTAAACGCTTGGTGGTTGCATTCCAATTAAATTCAATAAAGCTACCAAACATACGACCTACCAATTCTTGCTGTCCTGCAAACAGTTCGTAAGTGGCAAGACCGCCCATTCCACTGCCGGCTAACAAATAGGTATTTGTGTATGCAAGATTAAACGGTTCATACAATGTGCCGCCATCTCCGTTGCCGCTTCTGCTACCAACACTTCGTCTGAAAATCTGACGAACTTCGGTTATTTCTGCTGGCATTGTATAGTGGTTTTGATCTTCAACTAATTTAAGCGTGACATAACTTTCTTCAACACTTGCTTCGCTACGTTGACGATATCGTGCAAGTGCCTTTGATAGGGCAGTTTCGTAGTGAATTGGATCTAACTCAACATCTACCATACCCCCACCTAGCATTGCATGTACGTAATTAAATACTTCTTGTTTCTGTGTTACTAAATCATTATCTGCCATGGTGTTCTCCAAATGTATTTATGCTAAATAGTAGTATGCCAAGACTTAGTTTATATAGACCAAATAAAACAGCTGATTACGAATTTTTAGACAAGATTGTCTACGAACAATTTATTGTTGGCGGTACCGATGTGTTTGTTCACAAATACCTAGGACCAAAAAATCCGGATGATGCATCAGCTACTGCTGACCAACCTCAGTACGATGTTGTAAAAGAAACAAATATACAAGACATGTTGTTTCTTGAAAATAGAGACAGGAAATACGACAGAGATATTTACAATATTAGAGGTGTATACAACGTTAGTGACAACGACTTTAATTTAAGCCAATTTGGTCTATTTTTAAGCAATGACACATTGTTTATGACTATTCATATTAACAGTAGTGTAAAGACAATTGGCAGAAAAATTATAAGCGGAGACGTTGTCGAATTGCCGCATCTAATTGACGAATATGCACTAAATGATTATAGTGTTGCACTTAAAAGATTTTATGTAGTAGAAGACGTAACTAGAGCAGCCGAAGGGTTTAGCCAAACCTGGTATCCGCATCTGTATAGAATTAAATTAAAACAAATTATTGATAGCCAAGAATACAAGGATATCCTTTCATTGCCAGCAGGCGACGGCGAACATACTCTTAGAGATTTGTTGAGTACTTACGATAAAGATATGCAAATTAATAATGCAGTAGTTGCACAAGCTGAAGCCGACGCTGGAAAAAGCGGATATGATATTAGCCACTTTTATACTCTGCAGGTTGGCAAAGATGGAAAGCCAGAGTTGGTAACCACAGACGTGCCAGGCGAACTAGTTAATAAAAGTCCAGAGCGTGCAGGATATGACGGATATCTGCTCGGCGATGGTATTCCGCCAAACGGTGGAGCATTTGGCAGTGGTATTGCATTTCCTGGTGCAAGCGAAGACGGTGATTACTATCTGCGAACAGATTTTATGCCCAACCGGCTGTTTAGATACAACGGGACAAGGTGGAGTAAGATGGAAGACGATGTTAGAATGACACTGACAAACAGCAATACAAGACAAACACAAAAAGGAACATTTGTTAATAATACCAATACAAGTATTATAGCAGGCGATACCGTTGAAGAAAGACAGAGCTTGAGTAAAGCCCTAAGACCAAAGGCAGATAATTAATGCAGCATTTTTACGACGGTCAGATAAGACGATATATTACACAAATTGTACGCTTGATGAGCAATTTTAGTTATATGGACGGCGACGGTGATTTGCGTCAAGTTCCTGTTAGCTACGGCGACCTTACACGTCAAGTTGCAAATATCATGCGCGACAACAGCGAAAACAAGTTGCCAAGTGCTCCGCGAATGAGTATCTACGTTACTGGGCTAGAAATGGACAGATCAAGAACCAGCGACTCGAGCTATATTAATAAAGTACATATTAGAGAACGTGCATACGATGCAGACGGAAAAGAATATTTAAATACAGAAGGCAAAAATTACACAGTTGAACGTTTAATGCCAACTCCGTATACGCTGTCTATAAATGCAGACATCTGGAGCAGCAATACTGATCAAAAACTACAAATACTTGAACAGATTTTAATGCTGTTTAATCCAAGTTTAGAAATTCAAACAACTGACAACTATGTTGATTGGACAAGTTTAAGTGTAGTGAATTTAGAAAGAACTGAATTTAGTAATAGAAGTATACCAGTAGGCGTTGAGTCTGAAATTGATATTGCTACGCTAGCATTTAGTACTCCTATCTTTATTAGTCCGCCTGCTAAAGTAAAACGCCTTGGTGTAATTACTAGTATTATTACAAATATCTTTAATGAAGAAAACGGTACTATCGAATTAGGGTTATCCAAGCCTGTTATTAACGAATACGATTCAACGCCTCCGCCGGTGAAAAAAGAAACTATCGTAGACGACGGAATTACTGCAAACGGTTACCTTGCCGACACTGCCTCCATTTCCTCTAGTCTGTCAATTGACGAATATACCAGTAATAGAGTTACTCTACTTACAACATTTAACAATTACGGTGTTTATATCAACGGCTCAACTGCAACAATTGTAGATAGAAACACAATTGGTGAAGTTAACTGGAAAATTATACTAGATGCATATCCCGGAACATACCAAGCCGATATAAGTCAAATAAGATTACGCCAAGCAGATTCAACAA